TTGCCCAACCAGCATGAGTGATCAAAGAAAGGTTTGGAGTCCAATTCAAAGCACCCAACTGCGCAACATAATCAATGAACTTCTCAGCTGTGTTAGCACCAGAAGAAGAACCTGCGGTAGCAGAAGAAGCGATTGCATTGAGGTAATATGTATCTTCTGCCCTTTGGAAATCTTCAATCAAAGACTGCTGAAGATAAGCTTGCAAGAATGGCAAATCATCAATCATCTGACGGCTTACTTTAGCATAACCAGCGATGAAAGAGAGAGCAGTATTTACAACTGTTACATCATAATCAACTTGAGGCTTTGCAGAACCTTCAGTTTGCTTACCGAAAGAACCTTCACCTACTGGAGTGTTACCACGAGGAAAAGAAACAGAACCGGTAGAAACGGGGATGATATTGAACACAGAACGCAGGTGAGGATTAACATAAGACCTCATGTAAGCGTTGTCAACATAAGAGGTATAAACAGAACCAGTCAGGTTAGTACCGATGGTCATTGTTTGTACAGCTTTGGCATCCATTTCGTAGTTGAAACCTTTACCATTGCCACGAGCAGCAGCTTTGATATCGCTCCAACCTTTCTCAATTGCATTGCCAATCTCGTTCTTTATGTTCATGATATGCTCACCATAAGAAGTAGCAACTTTTGCAGTTTCTTTGGCTTGCAACTTTCCAAAAGCAGCTTTAGCTTCAAGAACTTCGTTCCTTGCTTCAGCAGCAGTCTTGTTTGCTTTAACCAACTCCTCGTTGATTTGCTCAATCCTTGAATCGAAAGCCTTAGCAGCCTTCTCTGTGTTGGCTGAAACTTCAGCCTTCTGCTCAGCCAATTTGGCTTCAAGAGCAGCTTCAAACTTTTTTAAATCTTCCATTTTACTTTTAATTTAGAATTTGTTTAATATTGATATGAGTGATTGCTCAAGCTCCTCGTTATTCTTTTGCTGCACAGGTGTATTTTCAACTGCCTGTGTGCTACTCGCCTTTTCTATCGCTTGCGCCAATTGCCTAACCTTAATCAGACATAGTTCAATTGTCTCGTCAGTAACATCGCTGTTTCTGATAAACTTCTCAAAGCTCTTAATTTGTTCTTGTATCTTAGCGTTTTGCTCCAAACTTTTTATCCCCAAAATTGGTGTAAATTCATTTGCACCCCATGCTGTAAGACTTGATCCTTCAAAAAGCATTACTTCATGTATCTCATTTGCGCTATCGCTTTTTTGCTCTCTAAGAGTCCTAAAACCAATTGAGTGTTCACCAATCAATCCACTCTCAACCATTTTTATAAAGTCTTGCCCAAGCCTATGGCTTCCAACTTGAGAACGATAATACAACCCATAGCTATCTTCTTTCAACTCAACAATCTTACCAAGTGGTTGGCTTGGGTCATGGTTCAATAGGTGTTTTACCCTTCCTTTTGCCTCTGGCCCCCAATCTTGTATTGAACGCTTGAACGCACCTGGCATCATAATATCACCATCTGAGTCAACCATTCCAAATGCAGAAAAATAACCGCTTACCTCGCCTTTCTTTGAGTCAACATCTTTTACGTTAGCCTCAAATGATTTGTAATTGTATATCATACTTTTTTTATTGTCAATTTGATTTAATTTTCTAATTGCCCACTCAATTCCGGCATCTCCTCCCCATGCATCCCACATAATGCCACCACAACCCTCAGAGTATGGCACATCCTTGTTTTGCTGATGCCTTTTAAAAGATGCCATCCTTGCAATGGTATCTCTGCTTATTTTCTCTCTACTTGCCAACTGATTGGCTCTCGCCCATCCAACTGGTGTACCACAATCACTACCATTCTCCTCCTTATACTTCAATGCCCTTTTTGCATTGTTGGTCGCAGCTTCTGGGTAATCGTTGTATGTTTCTTCTTTGTAATTATTTTGCTCTCCTTTCTCATCTTCCTCTTGAGCAAGATAGGCAACATAAGCGCGTTCTGCGCTTGCTCTTGATGTGTACATACATTCACCATCTCCTATCCTAAATTTTCCGTCACCGCAACTATATATCGGCATTATTACTGTTTTAAAATTAATCTACCATTGGCATCTCGTTTTGGAATGAATCCAACCGTACACCTACAATTTATAGTAAATCCTTTAGGACTCTTTGGGTCACCAGGTATCTCAGCAACAACAGGTCTCCCAAGTTTATCTCTACTGGTGAAGTTCTCATTAAATGCAACTATCTGCCCATCCATATCCCAATGATCGTAAGAGTCTTTGGGTATCCTCCTTGTCCTGCTATCTCTTGTTGCAATCCAAATCTTGTCAACCAAGAAGTCATGCTTGCTTGCTCCTACAAACGCAGCATAATTGCTCGCCCTCATCACCTCAGTCCTCGCTATCCTTGTTGCCCTCATCTTAGCATAGCCAAGCTCCTCATCCTCCATTATCAATTGCGCTATCTCATCACTACTCAACCCCTCAGCAATCCCAAGTGATATAATAGTGTCAATCTTAACTTTAGTAGTATTGGTCATGTTAGCGACCAATTGCAGTCCAAATTTAGTTAAAAAAGTAAGCATCTCATTAACCCAATCTAAATTTAAGCCAAATGGATTGCTTGCCTTCCTGCTCATTATTCCCACCGCCCTATAACTCGCATTTCCAAAAAGTATGGCAGCTTCTTTATATAACTCTTGCATGATGGTGAACATCTCCTCATTCCACGCATAAGTACCCATCATGCTCCTTGTCGCTTCAGGCCCATTCTTCTTTAGCATCACAATGAACCGCTTCAAGTCCTTGTCAATCGCATTTGCAAAAAGAGCAATGTACTTGGCATCAAGTTGGTTTCTCAACCTCTCCACTTTCAACCAATATTGCTCTCTCTGCTTCGCGTTCATCTTCAAGTCTTTTTTTATGCCACAACCTTAGTTTGGCCATCATCATTTGTTCAGTTCGGCATTTCCTCTCCGACACCGTCTTGGGATGCAGAGTCATCACCATTGACCATATCATCTCGTCCGTAGTCATTGCTGTTATCTTCATCATCTTCCGGTTGAGTCATTCCCATACCTGGCACTGTCAAATCCATCCCAACTTGATCAAGCCTTACAAGTCCACCATTTACATATGAATACTCATAAGCACCTTCTTTCTCTGAGTAGTTCATCGCCACTCGCTTCTCATCAAAGGTCAACCAGTTTGCATCACGAAGTGAACGGGTCATCCTCTCCATGTCTTGTTGCATCTCTGGAAGTGCCGTTATATCAAAATCAATGTACAAGTCCTCACCATATTGAGGCACTAACCATTTGTTCAGCTCATCACGCAATTGGCACAACTTTGGTACAATTGTGTTGGTCACCAAGTCACGCATCGCGTTCTGGTAGTTGTTGTAGCTTGATGTATCGGTGTCAAACAACACAGCAGGCAAACCGAACACTCTACACCATTGGTGCATTGACATTTGCATTGTCTTGACCAATTCCATATCAACACTACTCAATCCAAAATTAAGATAGTCCCAAGGTGTTTGAAGCACATCAATCCTTCCTTTGTTTTGTGTACCATTCACATCATCATTCAGTTTCCTCTTGATTAGATTGGCTTGCTCCATTGATGGTTGAGCAGATATTGAACCCACAACCTTTGGAGTCAATGCTCCCTTTGCACCACCATTGTATGCCATCATTGCAGATGCATCAGCAGCAGCATTGCTCATGCGCAGGGTCTTGTAAGATGCTCTTAGTGGTGACAAGCCTCTAAGGTGAGACCTTGTGCTTGCATTAAAGTCTGGATTCCATGTTTTCCATTGGCATACCCTACTTTTCTCTATGTCAATTCCTTGGTCAACCATTAGTTTATACCCAAGGATGCCATATAGGTCATTTGGGTCTGGGTATATGTCAAGGAACTGCGTTGGAAGAACAAACATCTCCAACACCTTGTTTCCGCTTATTCCGGTGTTGCCGTAGATGTTACCCTCACCAGAGAGGAAATGGTAACCAATTAGGTTCTCAAGGAACTGATCCTGCGCTTGAGATGGGTTAGGCCTCTCAAGTAGTTTAGAAAGCGGAGTGTCCATCACTACGTTCTCAGAGTAAGCGTTCTTCCTTGCAAGGATGGCTTGCTCGTATGCACCTTGACCGGCTTGCAATCCACGAGATAATTGCTTGTAACGCATCAATGATGTTCTGGCTTTCTCGCCATTATTCAAGCGGTACACATACCAAGGGATACTTGCTGACTTTCTCGCAAGAAAGCTCACAATGGCATACACATCAGCATTGCCAAGGTAGCCATCCTTTACATAAGACTCTTGATTGTATTGTTGTAGAACTGCACCATTTATCCCTTGAAAAGAAGGTGGTACGTTTTGATTCGGATTCAACCCCTTCTTCTTACCAAAAATATCAAATAGACCCATTTTCATTTATATTGCCCCCCAAGTTATCTTGGGGATTGTTAACTTACTAAAAATGCTATAACGTAAGGCATCAAGTATGTGGTCACCAAATTTGACGGGTGAATCAAGTTTATTGCCATTTCTATCGGTTTTCCACCGATAATTCTTCAATTCCTTTAGTAAATTTACACTATCTTGCTGAATAAACAAGGGAGTGCCTTTTATAGTCCTAATTCCCTCCGTCACATCTTTGTTTGCGTGCTTGGCGTTAAACCCGTTCCTCACCAACTCCTCAATCGTCTTTGGCTCGGCTGCATCGCAAAATATCTCATCGTACGGGTCAATATTAAGAACCTTTAGCCTATCCACCAAATCATTTGTGGTCAACCTCGTTTCGTAGAGTAATTCCTGCGCATAAGCAGCACCCTCAACAAACATAACCTTAACCAACGCACTTGGCACGTTAAACCCAAAGTCAAGGCCATACACAATCTCACCATCTTCTGGCATCTCCTCAGTTGTTCGGTAATGAGTATATATCAAATCTTGGCTCAATCCACGTTCACCAAGGCCATAAATCTGCCAGTAGTTAGGATCAGCATCCTTCAATCTTTCTAATTCGTCAACCAATTCTTTAGGGAGGAAGGGGTTGTCTCTAAAAGTAGTGATGTTAAAGTCAGCATCATCCCTTGGAATCACACTATCATAAATCCAACTCGCTACATCAGATGGATTGTAGTCAATCACTATCTTACCCTCGGTACGCATAATCAATTGCATCCAAGCCTCATAAGATAGCTCATTTGCCTCATTGCAGTACATCAATCCTTCCTTTGTTTTGTGTACCATTCACATCATCGTTAAGTTTCCTATTAATGAGGTTTGCTTGCTCCATTTATGCTT